AAACTGGGAAAGTCAAGAAGTACCATAGGTAATAAGGTCAAGCAGCTGCAAAGTCAAGGGTTATTGAATCACAAGCCGAAAAGGACACGAGGGTTGTGGACTGAAGAGGAGCAACAGTACCTTGAGGACAATATCATGACAATGACACTCGAAGAGATAGCTAAAGCATTGGGAAGGTCGTACACAACTATCCAAGGCAGGGCGATGAAAATAAAGAAGGCGAATCCAAAGAAGTATGATTATAAGCCCAGGGAGGTTGTAAGAGAGATTAGAGAGTGTCCGGAGTGCGGCAGCAGTAGGTTGAATGATGTGGGAGTATATGGAACATTTCAAGCAAAATACTTTTGTGTTAATTGCTTGATGGAATTTGATAAATATGGAAAACGAGTAAATCCAATGTTATAGGAGGTATGAGATGAAAGAGTTATGGAAAGAGACGAACAATGATCAGCTGGATGACAACAATAGGATAGTTATGAAGGTGAAGGCGGATAGTGAAAGACCATCTTATGCTAATAGGCATGCAGCTGGGTTGGATATAAGGGCAAATAATGAGGAACCTATAGCAATAGAGCCAGGCGGGTATGCAGACATACCAACTCATTTATCAGTACAGCTGCCTAAAGGTCATTTTGGGATGATTGTACCACGGAGCGGACTAGGGTTTAAGCACAGGATAACGCTGATCAATGATGTAGGAATAATCGATGAAGATTACAGGGGAAACATTGGTCTTAGAATGGTCAATGATGGAGACAAGCCATACATTGTCAACAGAGCGGAAAGGGTTGCTCAGATGATTGTAACTCCATATATTCAGCCAGTATTGGTATTTGTGGATGAGCTTGATGAAACGGACAGGGGATCCAATGGCTTTGGCAGCACTGGAAGATAGGAGGCGGTCATGGTTAAGGATAATAATCAAGAATATATGGACAGCTTAAAAGAAGACTTAAGGAGTTATCACAGCATTGTCAAGAACCTTGAAACTCTTGAGAATATGCTCAAGGACATTGACAACAAATTATATAAGGTTGGAGGGTTCAACGCTGCAGAAAGAGTCCAAGCAACAAAAGAACCTGACAAATGGTCTGAACTGATTAGTGCCAAGATAAAGTTGCAGGATGCAATAAACAAGAAACTGATAGAAGGCTATGAGGAAATAGCAAGGATAGAATCATTGATAAATGGATTGGACGAAGAAGGCAAACTAATGATGAGGCTAAAATACATAGAATGCCTTACATGGCCAGAGGTTGCTGTGAGGATGAAATATTCCTGGAGACACATGCACAGAAAACACTCTCAATACCTAAAAGATGTCATTGAATGTCACTATAATACTAAGATATAGTTTAAGGTGAGGAAGTATTAAATAAAGCAAATTTCAATCCTCCTTTTAGAAAGCGTCCAGCAGAAAGGGCGCTTTCATTATGCAATTATTCATAATTTATAGAGGCAACGAGTCAGTAAGTAACGGGTGACTTCTACCTAAAACATGGGACCTTACTCGCAACACATTTCATGAAGAAGTAGCTTCCATCAGCTTAATAGATGGGGAACACACAATGGCAGGAAGTAAGGCCAGCAGCCTGAAACCAAACACAATTTACAAGTCGATAAAGTCATTAGGTTATCTTAGTATGGGGACAGCCATGCGTTAAGTTTTCAGGTATTACGATAGCCATACCACAGGCGAGTGCGGAAACGCTACAGACACACATTAGAGCTTGCCCGGTGGCAGCGAAAGCTGTACTGTTAATTGACTACAATCGCAACCCTGTTGATGTGTGGGATATATGACTAAATGTGAAAGCTGACGAGTTGCAAATATTTGAGGTGATGATGATATGGATCATGAATACATAGTATATAAGTGCAAGGTATGCCAGTTGGTTTTCATAATTCCGATAGATGGATTAAGGCGGGCTGAAGTCCTTGGAAGATACATATCATGTAACCTTGGTCATACTCAAATAGAAGAAGTAGGAAGGTATGACAGCCTCATAGAATGTATGGAGGGAGCAAGACAGTATAAAAGAGTCAACGGTAGGGTACATCAGATTAAATAGTTGTTTAACTTCCAGATATATGGATATAGGTACTCCAAAGGAGGGGTATCATGGATAACATGGATTTCAGGAAGTGGCTGACATCATACGGTTATACATATGAACAATATCAGGGGATGGATGAGGCGGAGAAAAAGAAGGTTGAAAAGAGATTCAAGGCGGAAAACACGGGAGAAAACTTCAAGAAGGTAGGAGACGGACTTAAAGGGCTAGGGTGTTTGATAATACTAATCCCTATAGCAGCAGTATTACTGTTTATAATATTCAGCATATTAACATAACAACCAAGGACCTTTAGGGGTCCTTTTCTCATGCCCTGAAAGGTGGTGATAATGTGGCTAGGAGCAAATGGCCTATGGTAAGGGACAAACTAATACTTGTTGAAAAATGGTGCCGTGATGGATTATCCGAGGCCCAGATTGCCAAGAATTTAGGAGTGGCAATGTCAACATTCAGTGAATATAAAAACAAACATCCGGAATTAATGGATGCGTTAAAAAAGGGCAAAGAAGTTTTTATCACTGAAATAGAGAATGCCTTATCTAAGAGCGCTACAGGTTTTTATTATGAAGAGGAAAAAACATACATCCGGTATGAGGATGACAAGGAAGTTAGATATAAGGAAGTTGCAAAAAAATATCAGCCGCCTAATGTAGCCGCCTGTAGCTTATTGCTGAAGAATAAGGATAAGGATGATAAGGGCAAGACTAAATGGAGTGACAATCCAGGGAAGTTGGATCTGGATAAAGAGGTGGCAGCATTCAATCAGGAAATGGAAAGAAAGAAGATATGGTGATGGCATGGATAAGCTTCATAAGTTCTATTGCACACAAGAGTGGCGGGACCTATCATATAACTCTAAGATAGCAGCAGGCGGTAAGTGTAACAGGTGTGGACACATAGCAGGCAAGATGTCTGAGTTGATAGGACACCACAAGATAGAGTTGACTGAGGACAATGTTGATGATCCAAACATATCGCTCAATCCTGAGAATGTAGAGGTTATATGTCAGCAATGTCACAACAAGGAGCACAGGAGATTTGGTAATAAGAAGAATGTATATATTGTGTATGGTAGTCCACTGTCAGGCAAGACAACTCTTGTTAAGGAGATCATGAGGCAAGGGGATATAGTAATGGATCTGGATGCCATATGGCAAGCTGTGACCTTACAGGAGGGGTACACTAAACCTAACAATGTGAGGTTCAATGTATTTAAGTTAAGGGATGAGTTACTGCAGCAGATCAAGACCAGATACGGTAATTGGTATGATGCTTATATCATAGGTGGATATCCTGACAAGTATGAGCGTGAGAGGTTGGCCAAGAGTTTAGGAGCTGAGCTTATATATTGTGAGAGTACCAAGGAAGAGTGTATACAGAGGCTAGAGGATAGCGACAAGCCTGATAGGTGGTTGGAATATATCAACGATTGGTGGGATAAATACAATGGCTAGAACCGATATGAAAGTAACAGCACATATAGAATTAATGTTTGAAGGCAATCCTATTGGCTTAGAGTTTGTAAAGCAAGCAATCAAGGAAAAGATTGAGGCACTTCCTCAAGGTTGCCCAGCCAACAACACAACGTGTAAACATCTATGGAGCGGTGTATGTATTCATCCTCATCCAGAAGTAGAACATCATGAAGATAAAACAGTTTGTGCAAGTTATGAGTGGGATTAAGCCCCCCGGGTCCTCTTGAGAATTAGAGATTCTGTAGACTGGGAGTGGGCCCTTTCTGCATACACACTGAAGTTTTGACTTTTCGGTTGAGACTTTTCGAGAACTTTTGAAGGCAGGTGAGATTATGAAAACTCCGGAATTATCAAAGGAGATTGAGCGGCTGAAAAAAGAATTTCCAGGCGCTGATGATAACAAACTGAATGCAATGGAGGCCCTGATTGAACAAGCTGCATATCAAAGATTATACCTCCAAAAGTTAAATGAGCAGGCCATGGAAACAGGTCTTGTGCAGATACACCCTGAAAATGCATCCTTACAACGGGCATTGCCTGTATCAAATGCAATAGCCAAACATTCAGCAACTTTGACAAACATAATGGATAAGCTATTCAAACACCTGGCTGTAGAAATGGATGATGAAGATGACGGACTTGACGATTACGAATAAGCTATATAAAGAGTACCCTGGATCATACCTGCTCACTTACATCAAGAAGTGCAAGGAAGGGGAAATCCTCATTGGAAACGAACTCATGCAGATGCTTGACATATTGCTTGAAAACTTCCAGAATCCAGACTACAGGTATGACACATCAGAATCAGACATCAGAATAAAGTTTATTGAATCTGAGTGCAAACACTATGAGGCTCCCTTTGCTGGGAAGCCTTTTATTTTGACCTTAAGGCAGAAGGCTTATATTGAAGCCTTGTATAGTTTTAAGATGTTTGACGAAGAATTGAATAAATGGGTTAGGCTGTTTCAAGAATCACTCCTGCTAATTGCCAGGAAGTGTGGAAAAACTCCTCTTGTTTCTGCAATGGTCCTTGCTGAGTGGTTTTGTGGAGAGTTGGGAACTAAGGCACTATGTTCATCCAATAACTATGAGCAGGCAGATCTTATGTTTCAGGCCATAGATGCAATGAGAGAGGAAAGCCCAAAACTTGCAAAAGTAACCAGGCGAAACATTAAGGGAATCTACTTCGGGAATCCTCAAAATAGAAAAACAAAGGGGAAATTCAGCTACAGGAACAAGGGCAATATCCGGAAGATTTCAGCAAAGACCGGAGCCAAAGAAGGTAAAAACATAAAGGTTGGAGCAGTTGACGAGGTTCATGAACTGAAAGACAACTCTTCAATCATGCCAATAAGACAGGCTTTATCCACGCAGGATGAGCCTTTGTTTTTTGAAATGACAACAGAGGGATTTGAGGAAGATGGATACTTAGATGACAGGTTAAGTGATGCAAGGAGGGTGCTTAAAGGTGAACTGGTTCGGCCTCGGTGGTTGATATGGCTCCATACTCAGGATAATGAGGAAGAGATATGGCAAGATGAAGCATCCTGGGTCAAGAGCAACCCGGACTTAGGGACCATTAAGAAAAAGTCATTTATAAGACAGATGATTGAAGAGGCAAAGACCAATTCAGCTACTAAGGCCTTTGTGTTGGCCAAAGATTTCAATCTCAAGCAGTCAAGCGCTCAATCATGGCTTGATTTGAGTGACATTGTAAACCTGGAAACATTCCATCTGAAAGACTTTGCCGGGTCCTTCTACATATCAGGCAATGACTTTGCAGAGACAACAGACCTTTGTGCATCAACTATACTACTTAAAAGGCCTAATGATAAAAAGACGTATATGCACACAAGGTATTGGATCCCTGAGAGTAAGTTACAGGACAGTCCTGATGATGTTGATTATCAAGCCTGGGCTAAGGCTGGATATATCACCATAGTCAAGGGGAATGTAGTTGAGAGTAGTATCATAGCTGACTGGCACTTTGAGTTGTTGAAGGCATTTGATTTAAAGCCATTTAAGTCAGGCTATGATAATAGATTCGCAAAGGACTTCCAGAACCGTTACATTGAGATATTCGGCGATAAGATTGCAGTAAATATCCCGCAGAAATTTGACGTGCTTAATGATCCAATGAGGACATTGGAGGCAGACATGCGTGATCACAATGTAAACTACCAAAACAACCCTGTATGTGAGTGGTGTTTCAAAAACACAGGGATCATACTCGATAAGGTTGGGCGAATAATGCCCGTTAAGATACACTCAACAAAACGTATAGATGGAACAGCAAGCAAAATAATAGCCTATACTACACTATCCTGGCATAGGTCAGAGTTTATGGCGATAGTAGGTTAAGGAGGGAGTGATTAAATGGGAGTATTAAACTATCTTAAAAGCGTACTACCGAGGTCACAAGCCTCACAGTATAAGCTCTGGCTTACAGACACGCAGCCGGTATTCAGTAATTTTGGAGAGGACATATACTTATCGGATTTTGTAAACAACGCAATTGATAGGGTGGCGG